CGTCCTGAATACCTCGGCGGCGGCGTTACCCCGATCAATATCTCTGCCATTGCGCAGAGTTCTGCGACGGGTCTCACGGGTACGGATACCCCGCTCGGTGCGCTTGCTGCTATAGGTACAGCGGTTGCGCACAATCATGGTTTTACGCAGTCTTTCACGGAACACGGCTACGTAATTGGCCTAATCTCTGTGCGTGCTGACCTCAACTATCAGCATGGCATGCTGCGTATGTGGGACAGGCAGACACGCTACGATTTCTACTGGCCGGTATTCTCGCATCTTGGCGAACAGGCTGTGCTTAATGGCGAAATCTACTATACGGGCGATCCAGCGTCGGATAATGCGGTGTTTGGGTACCAGGAACGCTGGGCTGAGTATCGCTACAAGCCTTCGCTTATCACCGGAAAATTGTGTTCCACGTCGGCGCAGAGTCTTGACGTGTGGCACTTGGCGCAGAAGTTCGCGTCACTCCCGACGCTTAATTCTACGTTCATCGAAGAACATCCTGCGGTGCAGCGGATAATCGCGACTACGGATCAGACGGGCGATGAATTCGTCCTTGATATCTTGTTCAAGAATAAAGCTGTGCGGCCTCTGCCGATGTATGGCGTGCCTGGGCTGGTGGACCACTTCTAATGACCGTTTGGGATTTCTACTTCGCGTCCCTGGTGGCGTGGCGTTTACATCCCGGCTATCTAAGGGAGGGGGCGCAAGCCCCCTCTCTGGAGGAAATTGCAGATATGGTCGATTCTATGTGTGAAGTTCGCGAGCGGAGGGCTACTCAATGGCTATTGCAACCCTAGGTGCTGCGGCTATCGCTGCCGGCGGTGCGTATTTCTCTGGTTCACAGAGTGCGCGTGCCTCTGAGAGAGGCTATAAAAATCGGTATCAATGGCAGGTCAAAGACCTCCAGAAAGCCGGTCTCAATCCAATGCTGGCGGTGTCTCACGGCGCTCCTACTCCTACCCGTCCTGAGTTCCCTAACGTGGGCGAAGCGGCGGCTAAAGCTGGGACGGCCGCGTATTCGGCTCGTAGCACGGCTAAGGTGCAGGCTGCACAACTGGGCAACATCCAGGCGGATACAGAGCTAAAGGAAGCGCAGCGGGCTCTTGCAAGCGCGTCGGCGCTACAGGCGCAAGCCGGTGCAGCCTCTCAATATATGAATCTCGAAATGCAAAAGGAGGATCTGCCGTATGCGTATGGTACTGCACGCGAAAAGTATTACACGCTGGCGGCTACTAGGCGCAAAATTACTAACGAGTCGGAACAGATCTCGGAAAACATAAAAATAACAGAGCAGAATTATCTGCATCTCGCGGAGTTGCAGCCTCTACTGCGTGAGTATCAGCGGCTTGTGAACGCTGTGCAGCGGGCGGAATTGCCCGCTAAAGAAGCTGAGGCTATGTTCTGGGATGCTCTCCCGGAAGCTGCCTGGGTTCAGCAGCTACGGAAAGTTCTCCCTAAAATTGGTCCATTCGGTAAATGAAACACATCCTAGAGGGTTTCTCAATGTCTAAGCTCAAATTCCCGCGTGTGCGCACTATGTCTAACATGGACCTTCGGGCGTGGTCAGACTCTCATGCTCTGAGGTGCCTCGATCCTAGTCTTACTGTGCAGTCACAAAAGGACGAGGCGGATATCAATAATATTGTGCGTCAGTTCGGTGTAACTGGAAAACTGCCTGTCGGTGTTCGGATTCCGACGTATGGTGACTTCGATTCGGTCGGAGACTATCGCGATGCGATTGAGGCTGTCCGGGTTGCGGAAGCCTCGTTTATGGCTATGCCTTCGGAACTGCGGGCAAAGCTGGACAATGATCCTGGTCGGTTTGTGGAGTGGTGTGCTGATGAAGCAAATCTTCCGGAAATGCGAAGGCTAGGATTGGCGCCCGCTCTCCCGGATTCCGTTCCTCCTGCGGCGGTTCCTGCGGCGTAAGGTTGTTCTTCCTTCGCATGGGATTGGGGGGGCTTGCGCCCCCCCTTTTTCTTAGAACGGCTTATCAGAACTCCAGCACTTTGCTAATGCGGAAGCTATTTCCGCAGATTGCTTGTACTCTTTCTGGCGCAATTCGCTGCGCCTCTGTAATGTCTTTCGCTTCGACAACGAGAGAGCCCTGTCGGAGTAAACCTCCTTTGGCAACGAACTGGTAATTGACTCTGTACAGAACAAGTCCAGTTGCTGCATTGGTTTTCGTCTTGTCATTCATAAATCATCCTTTGGTTAATATAACAACGAACAGGGCGAACAATATCAAAAGCGTTAGCGTTAAGCAACCCTGTGCCAGGTTGCGTAAAAATCCGCCTGCTAACAGCATGGCGATCAATAATAGAATCACTGCACTCATTCTCAGTCCCTCTATGTGTGTGGTGATCTATAATAAAATATAATTCTAAAAATTGCAAGTATCATCAACACTTCTTCTTCTTCGTATTATGGGAACAGGTGCAGTGTATTCTGCGGACCCCCCTACATTCCCTTGCAAAACAGAGGCCGGAGGCCGATCTTAAGATCGCGTAGCGATCGAGCGCGGGAGCGCGTCTAGAAAGGTCGTGCTACTAGATGTAGACCTTTCTGGGTGACACCGTTTATACTGGTGTCGCCCTCAAGCAAGGGGCTCTCGGGGACGGCACGTCCCCTCAACTAACCGGAGGTTCTATGTCGAAGCGTTTCGGAGTTTCTAAGGGTCACTCTGCGAGAAAGTTCAAGCGAAACATCTCCCGCACCAAATCCCCTAACATCAATCGGCAGGTAATGCGCGGCGGCTGGCGTCTGTAAGGATGCCTTGTTACAAGCCGTTGCAAGCGTTTCAGCCGCTCGACGGCGGCCAGGTTCTTTGGTCGGAAAAAAAGGGTTGTAGGGAAATTCAAATTCCCTGCGGTCAATGCATCGGGTGCAGGCTAGAGAAAATAGATGCGTGGGGTTTCCGCTGCATGGCGGAAGCCTCACAGCATCTTCACAACCATTTCATTACTCTCACCTATGATGATGACCATCTTCCTGCGGATGAGTGTCTAAACCATCGAGACTGGCAACTATTCGCTAAGCGGCTACGCAAAAATATCGGTCCATTCCGTTTCTTCATGTGTGGTGAATACGGTGAAAATACTCAACGCCCGCACTATCACGCTCTATTATTCGGTCTTGATTTGCCTGATCTTGTCAAGTGTAACAGCGTGTACGCCTCCACTGACATTTTTACAAGTGAAGTGTTCGGAAAAGCATGGGGTCACGGATTCCACACAATCGGGCAAGTTACCCATGCGTCAGCTAAATACTGCGCCAGCTATGCGCTAAAGCGTGTAAGCGAGGAACTCGCGGAAGAGCGCTATACGTGGGTAACACGTTTCGGAGAAGTCGTCAAGCGTCCCCAACCTTATGGGAAAATGTCTTTAAAGCCGGGTATCGGCTCAGAGTGGCTACATAAATATAAAAAGGACGTTGTAAATCACGGCGCGGTATTCGAAAATCAGTATCGTAAGCCGGTCCCTCGGTACTTTCGGACTATCCTGGAACAGACGGACCCGCAAGCGGCCGAGGATCTTGAGTCAACATTAACACAGCGAGGTATTAAATATACGGCACCGGAAAATTCTACTCGTAACCGTCTAGAAGTGCGTGAGGCATGTGCCCGCGCCGCTCTTAAATTCAAAAAGGAAAGGTATCCCAATGCGTTATAATATCTATTCGATCCGTGACCGGGCTGCGGATGTGTTTGCACAGCCGTTTTTTCTTCCCTCTCACGGTGTTGCTAATCGCGTCTTTGCTGATGAAATTAATCGCGTTGACGCTAATAACAACCTTAATAAGCATCCCGAGGATTTTGATCTCTATTTCCTTGGCACTTTTGATGATAACGAAGGATCGTTTGAAGCGCAGCGGCCTCAACAGATGGCCGTAGGAAAGGACGTTGTACGTTAACCGGAGTATCTATCTATGCATCGCAATAAGTCTGTAAATGCTCATAATTTCGCTATGGTCCCTCGCGCGGACATTCCGCGTTCAGGGTTCAAAATCGAAAGCTCGTATAAAACTACGTTCAATTCGGGATATCTAGTCCCGGTGTATGTGGAGGAAATTCTCCCTGGGGATACCTTCAATCTGCGCGCTACGATGTTTGCGCGCCTGGCTACGCCTATCGTGCCTGTCATCGACAATCTCTATCTAGAGTCGTTCTTCTTCTTCGTTCCCAATCGTCTTGTGTGGGAAAACTGGACTAAGTTCATGGGCGAGCGTACTACGCCCAATGCGTCTATTGATTATCTCATTCCCGCCGTTACTTCGGATGTCGGCGGATGGCCGGAAGGATCTGTTGCGGACTATTTCGGCCTCCCGACTGTGGGTCAGGTCGGGTCGGCTTCTTCGTGCAGGTGTAATGCCCTGCCTTTCCGTGCGTACAATCTTATCTGGAACGAATGGTTCCGGGATCAGAATCTCCAGACTCCTGTAGAAGTGCCGCTCGGCGACAGCACGGATACTGCCGCGATGTATGAGCTAAAGCGGCGTGGGAAGCGTCACGATTACTTCACTTCTTGTTTGCCCTGGGTGCAGAAGGGTGACTCGGTGCAATTGCCTCTGGGCACCGAAGCTCCTGTGATTACTAAATCTGCGTATGCGATGGATGGTCAGCAGCCTCCGTTGTATTACAAGCGTGCGTCGAATGGTGCGAACATCACTAATTCTGGCGATCTTGGCGTTAGTGCTAGCTCCGAGGGTGTATACAATGCGGCGGGTATCTCGTCGGTCGTGGACTCTCTGTACCCCGCGAATCTGTTTGCGGACCTCTCCGAGGCTACCGCCGCCACTATCAATCAGATCCGGCAGGCGTTTCAGATCCAGAAGCTCCTGGAGCGGGATGCTCGTGGTGGCACCAGGTACACCGAGCTTGTTCGGTCTCACTTTGGCGTGACCTCTCCTCACGCCCGGGGGCAGCTTCC